TCCCAAGGCATCATATTTTCTAATTCAGTTAAGCTATAATGATGTTCTTGCATTAACAAAAAATTCGTTTTGTAATAATTTTCCATCGAATCTTGAGAAAGAGTTAGCCGAAAAAATGTTCGTACCCATTAATCAAAATTCGATTATGTTTTTCGCATTTTGGACAATCATATTCTATTGTGTGTCCTACAGTCGGCATATTAGAAAAGAATACCGTGATCTCTTCATAAATTTCTAGCGGCAAACTTTCGACAAAATCTAAAATTTCTTCTGGGCTTTCTTCAGAAGGTCGTATGATTTCCTCGTCATTGTAAATGTAACTTATGCAATTCAAAACAAGATCGATATCTGTCAACTCAGTTTCTGATGCTTGTACTTCTATACTCGGATACTTCAAACACAGGCCAGCGCTGTCTGATATTTCTATTTTCTTTTCTGCGTTTTCTGTGTTTCCTATAACCTTGAATTCAGTTATATCCATTTCATAGTTTAAAAGATCATCGCACTCACCGCATTTCAATGTGAATGATTGAACATCACCTACAGATTTACTCTTCAACTGTAGGAATGTCCATTGCAATTGATACATTGCAAGCTCTTGCACTTCCAAGTCACCTAAAGAACAATTCTCTACTACTTGTACACATGCATCTACCATTTCTTTGAAATTTTCTGATGCTGCGGCTAGTGTCAATATTTTATCTTCTTTTACTAAGAAGGGTCTAAACTTATGTTTATTTTCTATACCTGGTATTTCTAATTCAAAAGTTGGTACGTCAATTACCGGTAATGCCATTTCAATCTCCTACGGTCGCACAGGCCCTACAAAGTTTCCAGTTCCTGTATAATTATATAATTCATTTGTCCATCTTTTTGCTGATACTGATAATGAGCTTCTAAGCAATTGAGTGTTGCCCCAAGCCACAGGTGTTATGTTTAACAGTTTAGGTACCGCTTCATGCAGTTTCCAATGACCGATAACATTGTCTTGAGTGTCTAATGATTTTACGTCTATAGTACAGGTGACTTCATTATAGAAAGCCACTTCTTTATTCGTCATGCTGGCAGACAAGTGTATCCACTCTTCAAAATAACTTCTAAGGTCCCAGCTTTGATCTACAACAAAACTAAAAACTGCTTCGGTTGTTAGAAACTCAACATTTTGAGTTCTGTATTCAGTCCAAGGACCAATCTTAACTGGCAAATTAGTAGCTGCTAGTCCTGGTATCTGTGCTTCTTCACACATTAGTGTTGCTAGACGATTTCTCCGTGCTAGACCTCTAGGCGCTCCGAAAGAGACTTCAAACCTATCTGATCTAGGAGTGTGTTGTCTTCTTATCTGAGCTAAAAAATCTCTTTTATTGAATTCCGACGAATTAGCCATTGATTATATCTCTGCTGTCTCTGTATACTTTTTGTAGTGAAGCGCCTTCGAAGTTTTGTGTAGGCAAAAATATTGCCGCTTTCCAATGCTCTGGATTAATCTTAAAAAATCTACTATTCACTTGACTATACAAATACTTCTTAACAGAAGGCTGTACTTGTGGGAACTTACCAAAGTTTTTAAGTACGCTCCAACTAACTTCTATTTTACTCTTCTCGCTTATATCCCTGTCAGTGTAATTCAGAAGCTCGCCTAAAAGTTTTGCTCTCTGTAGATAAGGCAAGTAGTGCATGTTGATTCCCACAAAGCCACCTGATATATCATCAAACGGTAGACAAAGTGGGAACTGATCATAGTACGGAAGTTCATTCTTGTACTTAGGATCATACACATACATGTACATGTTGCCCGGCTCAAGACGAGTCACAAACTCTCCAAGGTCCGTTTTAGACGCATTACTAAACGAGTTTATGTTGTTCGCTACTTTACGAACATTATCTTGATACCATCTAAACGACCTGTCTTGATCGCCTGCGCTGGTTCTTATATTTTCAAAAGGATTAGCCATACTCTTATTTATAATCAAATACCGAGTTCTTTCTCAGTAATAATCATGAACTCCCAGTTGCGATCGAGACAGAATTCTTTAGCAGCTTCCCACTTAGCAAGATTCACGCCCCATTGTTTGACTTCGTTGATGAATCTTTTCGTAGTTCGCTTTGGCTTCTTAGGTTCTTCAGTAAATCGTTTAGGCTTTACTTCTACAAGACACATTCTTACTTTGTCTTTGCCTTGAATTTTTACGATAAAGTCTACAAAGTATCTGTGAATCTTGTTGTCGATTGGTGAACGATAAGGAATGACTATCTCTTCACTGCCCCATTCTAATACTGAGTCGCTGATGTCACACCAGTTCATGAATTTTAATTCGTAGCTAGAGCGATATGTAATTTGTGAAACATTGCCTTTGTATTTGGCTGGGTTTCTTGGTTGAAATCTACCAGAATAAACTTCTTTTGCGTATGTCATTGATTACCGTTATAAATAAATAAAACACTCTTGTAGGACTTATTTATATGACCGAAATATATGACGGACCGGATCAGAGAAACACTGAACCTGATCGACTTCCTGATATAAGTGGCACACCGACTGACGAAAGTGTTGAGATTTCTTCTGTTGGAACTGTTGAAGATGAAAACGAATCTGGATTTTGGTCAAACGTAACTAAGGCCGTTTCAAGAGAAGACATTGACAATATGGATTCGGATGTTAGGGGCCGTATTACTGCCGCTATAGTTAATTCCCCAGATGTCCTTTCTTATCCTATCGATCTGAATGCAGACCCCTATAACACTGACAACGAGCTAGTGCATAGTGTAGTATTTAAAATACTCGCAAGATCAAATAGTCGAGTAGGTCAGGTTGCTGAATCGTTAGGGCAGTCTCAGATATCGAAAGAAAGCGCTAACAATCCTACAAATCAAAATAGAGCTTCAAGTGATAAGGCAGATGCAGTCGCTGGAACTTTGGGAGGTGTCCTCGGCGGATTGTACGCAGCGAGAGCATTAAAAAAATCTGCAACAGGTCAAGTTGGCAGTGGTTTAGGCACTGGTGTAAAAGGTGCTGTTACAGCCGCAGCCGGGGTCGCTATAGGTAGGATGGCAGTTGAGAACACTTCATTAGTAGAGCTTAAAACTGCAATAGAATTGTATATAACTCAACCTCCGAAAGCAAGCTATTCTGCAAACTGGGAAAATAAAGAACTCGGAGCACTGGGCGGCGCTTTTGCTAGAGGAGATAAAGTTGGCATCAGTGCAACCGGTGTACTGTCAGGGGCGACCGGATTAGCTGAATTGGGAGCGAGAGGAATTATTTCTGCTGCTGCGAATATTCCAGGAGAGTTTGGACTCACAGGAGACTTGGGGGCAGCCATTGAAGCAACTTCCAAGAAAGTTGCTAATCCTTATAAAGAACAGTTATTTACTAATATTAGTTTTAGGTCATTTGAATTTGTATATAAGTTTGCCCCGAGAGGCGAGGCAGAACTAGAAAATGTTATGCGTATCATTCAAAAGTTTAAGTATCACATGCACCCCGAAAATGATAAGAACAGACTGTTTCTAGAGTATCCTTCAGAGTTTGCGATTGAGTACAGATATAGAGGCGCCCGCAATCAATATTTAAACAAGATATCTAACTGTGCATTAACAGATATGGAAGTGAATTATGGCAATCAAGATTCCTTTACTTCTTTCAGAGAAACGAGAGGTGCTCCGGCAGAAATTAATGTTAGATTGCAATTCACAGAACTAGAGACAATGACTAATGACAGAATTGGATTCGACTACAAGGATAGCTTCTAATGTATTTTAAAGCAATGCCAAAACTTTTGTATCCCGTTCCCGGCAATCAGATTGTTGTCAAAGATATTTTCCGTAGAATAGGATTAGATAGGGCTATAACATCAAAGGCTGCTTTGACTTCATATTACCTACAAGACGGAGACACTCCGGAAAGTATCGCTTTTGATTTTTATGGCTCAGCTAAATATCACTGGATAGTGTTAATAACTAACGACATAACCAATGTCAAGACTGAGTGGCCAAAGCTTCAAAACAGTCTGTTCGAATACACCGAATCTAAATATGGTGTCGGTAATGCAACTGAAGTGCATCATTATAGAATAACAGACAGCGATCCTGAAATTATTGTTGACTATGATCCAGCTAAATTAGCAGCAGGCACAATACAATCTATTACCAATTATGCATATGAAGAAGAAGTAAACGAAAGCAAAAAACAAATATTTTTGTTAAAGCCTGAGTTTGTGAGACAATTTGTTACAACGTATAAAAAATTAATGGCACAATAAAATGGAAGAAAGTGAAGAGCTACTAAATCATGCAGGCGACTATCTTGTAGAAGAGATAAGTATAGTTTCCTCAAATAATGAAGTGATAGATATCTCTAACTTTTTGTTAGAAGCGCATATTTATGAGGATGTGTTCTCTCCCTTCATGACTGGAAAAATTGTTCTTGCAGATGCAATAAATTTAATATCCAGTGTTCCATTGCTTGGCGATGAATTCATCAACTTGAAATTTAGAACACCTTCACTAGAAGACACTCCTGCTAATGTGATTGAAAAATCTTTTCAAATTTATTCTATCGATGACCGAGTTCTTAATGGAGATAGGTCACAGTTCTACACTATATCTTTTATTTCTATTGAAGGGTATTATGACAGTACTATTCCTATATCAAAAACTTTTAGAGGAACTACTGACGAAATCGTTGACAACATATACGAGACATATATAAAAGCTGATCGGCGAGTAGACACTGTTGGCGTAACGACTCCTTTGATTATAGGCGACACTCCCCACAGCAGCAGATTAACATATACTTCAAATCACTGGACTGCTGTAAAGAATTTAAATTTTATCAGCAAAAGAACTAGAGGGGCTGCGTTAAACGGATCTGACTATGTGTTCTTTGAGTCCAATAAGAACTTCTACTTTACTAGCCTAGAATCATTAATAGAGGTGCAGATAAACTCCTCAGTGTTTGATGAATATGTAGTCGAGTTAGACGGTATGAATATACCTAGAAGAGATAACGACAGAAGTTATTATGGAAATTTATTTACTTCGAAGATGACTAGAATAGAAAACATAAAAATGGTGAAGACTCTCAATGTTCTTGAAGGTCAGACTAACGGTTACTTTTCTAATTCAGTTCTTGGCTACGATTTGATAACAAAGAAAATGTCAGAGTCCACTTTTGACGTTCTAGATAACCCAGGAGCTTTTGTCAAGACAGATGTAGGCACTCCTATTCCTGCTAATGTTGCAAGGTCAGCATACGCTAACACGGAGTTTGTTATGTTCAATACTTCAGTGCATAATGATTACGGAAAGACCGACACCGGTAATTTGCCTGAAGGACATCCTGCTCAATATTATACTGATCGCCACATGTTCAGAAAAAGTTATTTGAATTCTTTTGATCAATTCAAATTTGAAATGACAATACCTGGCAGAACAGATATAGAAGTCGGCGCAGTAATTGACGTATTACATCCGAATCCAGCAATAATTGATTCGGAAACAAAAGATATAGATACTATCATAGACCCATTACTCAGCGGAGCATATCTAATTACAGCATTGCATCACAAGTTTGATAGCGAGCGTCATGTGATTACCGCAGAGATTGTTAAGAATGGACTGAGAGCTAGTTTAGGTGAGAGGCAAAATGATTCAACCGAATTTTAAGTGGTGGCTAGGCGTAGTCGAGGATCGAGCAGATCCTGAAAGAATAGGCAGATATCGTGTCCGTATACTCGGCTATCACACTGCAAATAAAGTAGAACTACCGACCGAAGACTTGCCTTGGGCCTCTACTGTGTTGCCTGTAACATCTGCGAGTATATCAGGCGTCAGTGAAACACCGAATCTAGTTGAGGGGTCTACTGTAGTAGGCTTCTTCGGCGATGGAGACGATGAACAGTTACCCGTGATCATGGGTACTCTGCCCGGAATACCTCAAGAAAGAATAGAAGATCCTTCTGTTGGTTTCTCGGATCCTTATAACAATTATCCAAGAAACGGTGAAGAAGAAGGTTACAACAAATTAAAAGAGCCTGACATCTCTCGTTTAGCAAGAGGCGCTAACGCCGAAGATCATGCGTCTCTAATTCAAAAGAGAGCCGATAGAGTCGTTGATATACCGACAGCAAAAGCACCCAGTGTAATATCTGTTGCAGAAGATGTTGCAGGCGTACCTTACGAGAACGAATATTGGAGCGAGCCTCATCCTAGATTTGGCACAACTGCTAACGGATCATACACTCCTCCAGGCGAGGCACCTACTTTCGATGACGGAACTACGTCTGTGTATCCTTACAATGATGTAAGAGAAACAGAGTCAGGTCATGTGTTTGAAGTAGACGATACTCCTGGCAACGGAAGAATTCACGAATATCACAACTCGGGAACATATTATGAGATACAAGCAGATGGTTCTAAGATAACCAAAGTAGTTGGTGATGACTTCGAAATATCAGTGCAGAACAAAAAAGTATTCATCGGCGGCTCATGCGATGTTACTATTGCAGGCGATGCAAAACTAATTGTCGATGGAGATATGATTCAGGAAATCGGCGGCAATTTAATCACCACTGTCTACAAAGATAGAATAACAAAAATAGGCGGCAATGATGTGACTGAAGTATTGAGCGGAGTCAACACCAACATTGCAAAAGACTTAGGCGTTAGAGTAGGCTTGCAACATAGCTTCTCTACAGGGTCAGACTCTAGTGTTCAAATAGGAGGCTCGTCAACAACAAGTGCAGGAGCAGATTATGCAGTTACATCAGCATTTGGAAGAATGGATTTCCTGACTGGATTAGGCCTCAGTATGACTACTGCGGCAGGCAACATAACACAGACAGCAGCAGCAGGAACATTCAGAGCAAGTGGTGTGGGTATGTCTTTACTATCATCCACTACTCAGAATATTGTCGCCGGTGGTGCTCAGTTGATAGAAACTGGAGGAGCGCAAACTATAAGTGTAGGTGCTGCACAGACAACAACTGTAGTTGGAGCACAGACAACGACAGCGGCATCGCAAGTAATCACAGCAGCAACTCGTGCAATTACTTCGGTCACTACTCATACTGGCGCATACACTATTTCAGGGCTTGCAACGGCAGGAAGCGTTTACTCTGC